GCGGAAATCAAAACCCAGCGCGACTATCGCACCGACCGCGCCGGAATCGCCATCCTGCCGCCCATGCGCGTGCCCGCAAACCGTGGCAAGCTCGACATCATCCTCGGCCCCGCCGTCCAAATCCCCGAGCGCCGCCCCAACGAAATCGGCTGGATGCAGCCGCCTCCTTTCGACCAGGGAACCATCGAGATCGAACGCGCCGTCCGCCGCGATGTAAACGAATACTTCGGCATGGCAGGCGAGGGAGTCGATCCCAACTATGTCGCCCTCGTCCAGCAGCACACGGTGGACCGCTGGCTCCGCGATTTCAAAGCCATCATCGGTCAGACCTATCAACTGATGCAGCAATACATGCTGCCCGTCCAAATCCTCCGCGTCTCCGGTGGCCAAGTCCTCCCTTTCCAAGCCGACCGCGAAAGCATCCAAGGCAAGTTCGACCTCATCGTGGATTGGGACGCCAAGAACCTCGACGCCGAAGCCCTCGGCGTGAAGCTCGATTACATCTCCAAAGCGGTTGTCCCCATGGACACCGCCGGAGTCATCGACCGCGCCGGGCTCATCAAGTTCATCATGGCCGCCGTCGATCCCGTCTTGGCCGACCTCCTCGTCCGCGACCCCGGACCAGCCGCCGCCATGGAAGCCAACGAAGAACAACTCGCCTTCACGAAGATCGCCGCAGGCACCGAGCCGGAACGTCCCGCCGAAGGCCAAAACCACCAGCTCCGCGCCCAAGTCCTCCAAGGCATCATCCAGGCAAACCCCGCGCTCCAGCAGCGCATCCAGCAAGACCAGATTTTCCGCGACATGATCGAAGCGCGAATGAAGGGCTTCAACTTCCAGCTTCAACAACAGCAAAACGCCCAGATCGGTCGCCAAGGCACCCTGCCCGCGTTGCAGCAAGGAGGCCCGCAGTGAAATCCATCCCCTACAAAAAAGTCCGCGATGGCGTGATCTCCCGCATGGGCATCGACCCCGACCAGCCGCTCATGGCTTCGCAGGCCACGGCGCTCGCGGAGTATTTGACGACCGCTGCCGCGACGGCTTGGACCTTCTTCGATTGGCCTGAGACGACCTACACGGAGCAGCGGGTTGTGCTTGGCACTGGCTTTGCCGAAGGCGGCTACACCTACGAGCACGATTACCAAGGCACGATTTCCTACATTGGCCGCGCTGTGCAGGGCTCGGAATTTTCCGACTTTGTGTGGCGCATCAAGCGCGTAAGCACCACGGCCAGCGGTGAGGTTTCCAATATCGACACCGCGCTCAATGTCGCATGGAACGACCGCACCACGGCCACCTATGTCGAGGATTCCGGCAACGAAGCTCCCGAGGATGCGTTGCCATACATTCCGCTCATCCAGACCGGCCAGACGCCTATCGGCAATGTTGCCGCCGTTTACGCCGACAAGCCGAGCGAGTATGCCATCACGCAGAAATTGGAGTTTGTCATCACCGGAGACAGCCTCGTCATCATCGACGAGAACTATGTCTCGGGTCCGGTGTATGTGGAGTTCTCACTACCGCAGCCGAGATTCACCTCGACCGCATTTAACGCCCCCACGGCTTACTTGCCCGGCGACCTCGTTTACTACAACACAACCGGCGATTGCTACGAGGCCATCGCCGACACAACCGGCAATCTCCCGACCAACGAGGAGTTCTGGCTACGCCACCGCATCCCGGCGTTCTTGGCCGACTACCTCAAGTTTTACGCCCTCGCCGAAACGCTTTCGGAGGACGGCCAGATGGACAAGGCCAACTACCAATTCGCCCGAGCCGAAGGAATCCTCCAGCAACGAATGGACGACGCCTGGCTCCGCAAAGGCGAGGTCCGCCGCTGGTCTGCTTCCTTCCAATAACCCCCTATTGACACCCCTCCCGATAATTAAATTACCGATATGAGCAACCCCACCGTCCAGATCGCCGCCCGCAACACCGCTGGCATTGTTCAACCCGTCCAAGCCACATCAGATGGGGCTTTACGCGTGACGACCGGCTTCGCACTCCCAGCCTACGACAGATTCCGAGTCGTCAGAATCGGCTCCACCAACAACACAGATTACACGGAATACTCCTTCGCCGGAACCCCAGTCGCCCGCATCAAGATGACTTACTTCGGCGGCGTCCCCACTACCGACAACGCCCAGTTTGAGGAGTCTTTCATCCAGTATCCGCCCTTCGCCTAATGTCCCAGATCGCCTTCGATCCCCTCACCGGCAACCTCATCAGCACGACCGCCCAGGTCGCGCAGCTCGACTCCTCGGGCCAAATCTCCGGCACGATGATCCCCGACGATTTCGACGATGTGCAGCGTTTTTCGACGATTGCCGACTTTCCCGCCGAGGGCGTCGTAGCCCGCATTTATTTTCCCGCAGATACCAACATCCCGCACCGGTGGGATGTGGACACCCTTTCCTATCTACCCATCTCGTCCGACGCGGACGGCGGTGAGTTTTAGGACTAACCACGCAGAACAACCAAACACCCCCTAACACAAATGCCCAATACCCTTCGCATCAAACGCCGCCTGAGCGGTAACTCAGGAGCCCCAGCCAGCCTCGCCATCGGTGAGTTGGCCTACAACAAGGTTGACGACAAACTCTACATCGGACTCGACTCCGGTATCGTCGCCCTCGCCGGTGAAGGCCACTTCGCCACGAACGCCGACCTCTCCTCGGAAGTCAGCACGCTGAACAGCAGCATCACCTCCGAAACCTCCCGCGCCACCGCAGCGGAAGCCGCCCTCGGAACTCGCATCGACAATGTTCTTTCAAATGTTGACGGAGCCGCCCTCGACAGCCTCACCGAAGTTGTCACAGCCTTCCAGGCCGCTGACTCCAACCTCAACGGAGCCATCACCTCCCTCGCCAGCTCGGCCACCAGCGCCCTCAACTCCGCCGTAGCGACTCTCGAAGCCGCCGACAGCGCCCTCGACGGACGCCTCGACACAGCCGAGAGTGACATCGACGCCCTTGAGAGCCGCGCCACCAGCATCGAAGGTGCCGCCTCGACCCTCGCGGGCCGCGTCACCACAGCCGAAGGCGACATCGACGCCCTTGAGAGCCGTGCAGGCACCATCGAGAGCGCCGCAACGACCCTCGCCGGTCGTGTGACCACGGCTGAGTCCGACATCGACGCCATCGAGTCCGCAGCGACCACGCTGGCTGGCCGTGTGACGACCAACGAAGGCGACATCGACGCCCTCGAAACTCGCGCAGGCAACATCGAATCCGCAGCCACAGCTCTCACCTCCCGCGTCAGCGCGTTGGAGACTGAGATCGACGGCGGCAGCTTCTAGTAGCTCCCTTCCCCCAATAGCGGTGGCGCGGTTCCAACCCGCGCCATCGCTCCCCCTCGCCGCTGCTGAAAACTTAAAACTTAAAACTTCTCCATGGTCCTCAAGGTCAAACGCACCACCGTCGCAGGCCGCATCCCCACCGCGAACCAAGTAGCCACCGGCGAACTCGCCTTGAACTTGGCCGACCGCCGCCTCTACAGCAAAGACCACACCGGCGAAGTCTTCCCCCTCGTCTCCGGCCCCGGAGCCGCCATTTTCCTCCACGCCGTCTCCGGCACCACCCTCTACATCGGCCGCCTCTCCTGGACCGACTACCCCGCCTCCGGCCCAGCCGAGGACGCCCCATCCTGGACCATCTACAAAATCACCACCGACGCCGCAGGCAATGTCGTCTCGGAGCAATCCGCCACCGGCCAGTGGTCTTCCAAAGAATCTCTCACTTACAGCTAAAAATCAAAAAACCCACCACCATGATCGCATCCGCACCATCCAACATCGACTCAAAGCAATACGACCGCTACGCCCTGAACCTCATCATCTCCGGCAGCTATGACGGAGAAGGCAAGCCAGAGGCATCGGTAGTCTGCAACCTCACCCCGCTCCGCATCGAAGATGGACAAGTCGAGACCCAGCCCGCCCACGCGAAATCCATACGCCTTGGCTCGCTCGCTCACGCAGACGAAGCCACCCTCGCATGCGTCGGCGCGATCCAAGGCGCGTTGCAACAATTCATCACCGCGAAAGGACTCTGAGCCATGGCCACAGCACGCGCTATCGCAAACGGCAACTGGTCATCGACCAGCACATGGAACGGCGGCGTTCTCCCCGGTAACGGCGACACCGTTTATGCGAACGGATTTAATGTCACGATCAACCAAAACATCACCATCGGCGGTGCCAACAACCCAACCGTGAATGCCGGATCGTTTGTGTCCGGTCAATGGTATGAGATCGATTTCGTCGGCACAACCTCATGGACAGGCATCGGCGCGGCATCTAACACCGTAGCAACCGTGTTTTTAGCAACTGGCGTCGGCAGTGGAACCGGCACTGCCAAAGCCATCGCAACCCTCACTACGGCAGCCAACACGGCAGCCGGGGCTACTGGTGGAGGCGGCAATTTTTCGATGTCCTCGGCCTATGCCATCACCACGGACCTCCGTGCAGGGACGACCGCCTGCCTCTCCATGACCGGGGCTACTAGCCTGACTCTTGACGGACTCCGGCTTATCGCGGGCACAGCGGCATCCTCGCACGCAATTTCCTATGGTGGCACTGCCACTTTGACCATTCAGAACGGGGCCACTCTCAACGCCTCTGCCACCTCGTCTACCGCCGCGTTTGCTGTCAATAACACCTCAAGCGGAACTGTCGCTATCAGCAATTCCACTCTGACCGCTGGCGGTTCATCCAACCATGCTGTGCAAAATTCCTCCTCCGGAACTATTACTGTCAGCAATTCTACTTTGACCGGAGGTTTTGGTTCGGCGGGGTCTGCATTAAACAACAATTCCACCACGGGAGTTGTGAGCATTAGCGCCTGCACGGTGACAGGTGGCAGCGCGAATAACAATCCTGGCGTAAACAACGCCTCCACAGGTTCTATTAGTATTACCGGCTCAACATTGACAGGGGGCACAGGCTCGTCTTCCCCTGCGGTCAACAACACATCGACCGGATCCATCACAATCAGCACATCGGATTTAACGGCCACTGCCTTCAATAACGCTTTTACAGGGACAATCCTGGCGGCAAATGTTCTTGTCAGCGGAAATTTCCTCGACCACTGGAGTGGATTCACCGCCGTCTACTCGCCGAAATTCCGCCTCGGAACCACGCCGACGGCAGCTCGCCACCGAATGGCGCTCGCGGGAACGACCGACAGCTATGTCAATTTCTTCACAGCCGACAACGCCGGATTTGGCCTTCCCGCCGCAACGGATGTTCGCAGCGGGGTCAGTTATGGCGGAGGAGCAGCCACCGGCACCTGTGCCGTTCCGGCTGCTGGATCAGTAGCTTTCGGCGTGCCAGTGGACAACACCACCGGCACCGCAGTCCTCACCCCCGCCGCCGTGTGGGACACCCTCACCAGCAGCCTCACCACCAGCGGGTCTATCGGTGAACGACTTAAAAACGTCAGCACCGTTGCAACAAATGGAGAACAATTAGCATCAGCCCTTACTGCTCCGTTATGAACATCGACTCAAGCACACCATCTTATGGAACAGGATTTACTGGGACGATCTTTAGTATGTTTGCAGTAGTAGTTTCCATGTTGCCAGAACTAGACACATGGTTTAGGATTTTAGCATCAATCAGCGCAATCATCGCAGCATGGGTTTCGATCTATGTGATGATTTCAAAATTAAAGAAAGACAAAAACAAATGAATGCCAAACAAATCGCACTTGGAATAATCGTAATCTCTTTTGCATTTCTAGCGTTGGCATTATTGACTGGATGCACTACACTTGGAATCTCCCTAGAAACACAATATGGTCGGTTCACATACGAACTGCCAGAACCAACAGGAACTAAAAAATGAAAATCGT